TTATAAATTAACAGTTTCCAAAAATTCTTGAATCATCTTAAATGCAACACCCACATCTATCTGGAACCAGTTTCTGTCTCCGGAATGCTCCACATTTCTTCTAAACTGACGATTTGAAAATGTAAGTGTTACTCTCTTACGTACACCATTCATATCCTTTTCTCGCATGGATGGTTCGTCAATGATATATGCCCTTATGCAGTCTGCAAGTCGTGACATATCCACATGATCTTTCAAATAACAGAAATCAAAGATATCTTTGTATCTTGTAGAAAGAGGACCAAAACGTAACAATGATCTTAATTTCTCTGCAAAAATCTGCTCACAGGAATTAATCAACAGACTTTCTCCCTCATCATCCATACAAACATCAAAGCAATATGTATCTTGCTCTATGTTCATATTTGCATGTACGCCTAAGTCTATTTTACTCTTCTCAATTCTAATTCCTTCAAGGCAATTCAATTTTGAAATAAAATATCGGATGGATTCATCTTCCAATGAATATCTGATAAAATCCAAATCCAGGTCTTCCGTAGCACGTCTCACATTCCCGGTAATGCTACGCATCACAACGCCGCCTTTTATCGTCACATTTCTTCCAAGATTACTTTGTGCAATTGCCTTAAGTACAATATCCTGACACACACGTGCATCCGCATTTCGTTCCGAATACCCAGCATCCCTATATTTTTCTGCCATTTTCTCTAAGTTCATCTTTAGAGTACCTCCATCTGTAAAATTTCAAGCACTTTATTACTCTTTGGTGCCATCAACGCATAATCCTGAATTTTCTGTATATCCAATCTCGGAAGTAATTTACGGTAATTTAGGATAATTTCCTTATAATAATCAAAAGGCAACTTGCTTTTATATCGCACAAGTTCAATCAGCATACGTTCCTTATTGTAAATCCGTATATCATACCCTTTATAATCAGCAGTTTCAATTCCTTCTTCAAAAAAGTCATCTGGAATAAAATACTGCTTCACTCTCTCATTTTTGATTTTCGTAGCATCACGGGTTGTTGCCAAATCACATTCATCCGGTATCACGTCCGTTAAGCCGTGAAAATAAAAAGCACTTTTCATCGTTACAACCGAATTCGGATATTTGTATACGAACATTGCAATTTCCGGAACATATTTCTTCTCCGAATATATACCTTTTCCAACTTTGAATAGCTCACCTTCTTCTATTTTTTTCTCAATAAAATAATCTGATCCATATTTTTCAAGACATTCCGCACGTGTTTTCATCGCTTCTGCCTCCTTATTTAGAAATTTATCCGCATTTTTTATTGTTTTGCGGAGCTTTTTCTAAATTATACTATGGTCAGAAAAAATCGTCAACATTTTATTTCGAAAAACATCCGCATTTTTTATTGTTTTGCGGATGTTTTTTTAAAATTAAAATCTATCAAAATCCTCTTGTGTGGTAAGCTGTGCGTACTTGCAATCATCACTTCTGCTTTCTGCATACATATCATTGATAAGGCCTATCGACAACAATTCCAAATCTGCCATCGACAAGCCCAACTGCACGCACCTTAGCAGAAACAACGGTGTTGTCATTTCACGGTCTGTCTGACGAAGTTTTTTTTAGCTTCCACATCCGTTTTTACATTCAGTCCCCAAAGTTCGATAAGCTGTGGCAGTACCTGATAAATGGAAAAAGTATTGAACCCATCCAGCCACTCTTCCGGTGTGTTCGGAATGGATGCATCCGCATGTTTTGCCATGACAAATGCGATATTCTCAAACATTTCCAAGGAAAACATGTCCAGATTGGAACTTTCCTCACTGTTATCTCCAATGGATTTTTCCAGTGCTTTCAGGTCCTTGTAAATATCCCTCTGGAATTTCATACGGTAAATTCTCGGAATGGCAGCAGATGCCTTAAAGGACACCTGCTTACCATCAATCTCAATCTGTTTAATCATGCTCATTATGCTACGCCTCCTTCATCCTCTTCTGCTGTAACAGGCATGTACACAGCCTTGTACCAGTCATTGTAAACGGTTGTATCTGTGGTATTTCCTGTCTTTGCCTTCACATGACCACTGGAAAGCGGTGTTGCCTTAATGGTCAATGTCTCTCTCTGGTATCCTCATTGGTCTTACCCTCGGTACCCGGTCTGGATGCTGCACAATTATAGAGCACGTGGCGGATGTGTCTCTGGTCACCATCAAACTCAAAGAGTAATGCAAAGGATTCCAATTCCACCTGTGCGTTCTCAATCAGAACACCGTTATCATCCAACTCTTCCTTCAGGATTTCTGTACGGAAATATTCCGGAATCAGTGCAAGTTCCAAATCGCCCTCGTAACCCATGTTGTTATTGATAACATAGTAGGCGATACCATCCGCATAGAAGTTTTCCGGCTCTCCATTTGCATCCAGAGAAATGGACACAGAACCTGGAATGGCTTTTGGATCTCCATAGGAAACCGTGCCATCCTCTGCAATGGTAAGCAATGCGTAATGTGCATTTTTCAGATTATATTTTACTTTGTTATTTTTTTCTGACATCTCTATACCTCCATCTCAAATGTGTAAAGGACTTCATAGAGCTTTTCGCTCTCAATCCAAGTTTCAGATTTGTTGTAAAAGATTCCGTGCTCATCAAGCACTTCTTCTAATTGCTGTTCCACCGCCAAATCTTTTAAATCGGTGTACAGTTCTATATGAACCTCATTTATCTTGTAATAGACCTTGCCATCCGCTGAGAAGTTATTGCTTCCCGGAAACAGATAGCAGATAAATGGCGGCTCCGGTGATTCCCCTTCTGCAAAGTGATGGTATGCAAAAGGAATCTGCGTCTCGCTTAAAATCTGCAATAATTCTTCCATACCTAACCCCTCAATGCTCTTTCAATCTCTTCCTGTAATTGACGGATTCCCTGTTGTTCTGCCGGTGCAATGTGGGCTTTTCCTTCCACTCTGCCTCCATTCCTTTTGGCATGGCCATACTCCAGAAGATGTGCCAGCTGATACCGGTTCTTAGAGTGAACCACCATTGTCAGTGTCTGGGATGTCTCCCTGACCTTTTTTGCAGTCCAACTCTTTGCATATTTTCCGGTATCTTCCGGAGCATTTGCCTTTATCTCCTTACGGACTGTGGTACTTGCATGTTTCACGGCCTCTTTCATGTCATCCGTGGCAAGCTAGGCAAATTCTGTCAGTCCCTGCATGATCACATCCGTCATATCATTGATATTTACCGTAGATGCCATCCTTACCGCCTCACTTTCTCACATCGGAATTTCATAGATTTCTTTTTGTAATTCATGTGGTCTACGGAAAGAATGTTGTAAATCTCCCCACGGAACAGGATGCGGAAACCTGTGGACATCATGTCCACAAGTCTCTGGTGCGTCCATACCATTCAGCATTGCTATCTCTTCCAAAATGTCATTTCGTCTTCCCTGGCACATAACTTTTTCATATCGCTCTGCCAATACCGCCGCCTTCTCTGATGGTAAGAGGTCATCAAGAGACCTCTTCAACATATTGGTTTCTATCACATACACATATGCTTCTCTCTCGGTCAGATTCTCTTTGACGGTTGCCGGAATTTCTTTGATGCCCACAATCTTAGCGGCATTCCATCTATTGTGACCGGAAAGCATTTCATACCCGTTCGCAATTTTCTGTACAATCACTGGAATGAGAATCCCATGCTCTCTGATACTTTCCACCATATCATCAAGACGATTCCCCTCATACAGGCGGAACGGATGATTATGGAATGGAACTATATTTTCCACAGAAATCATTGTCTGACTTCCATTCAACGAATTTATCGTTTCTGGCGGACTAACTAAATCCACCGCATCCTGAAACATTTTTCTTTTTGGTGCATTAGTTTTCATCTGCAATCAACTCCTTTGCCAAATTCTGATACATTCCGCAAGCCTTTGTTCTCGGTGCATATTCCAATAAAGGTTCTCCATAATATACTGATTCACCAACCCTTGCGGTTCTCGGAATCTTACTGCCAAAAATGCGGAGTTTTCCATTGAAGGTTTCTTCCACTTCATCCGTAATAATTTTACAAAGATTAGTTCTCTCTTCGCACATGGTCAGCAGAATCCCTGACACATCCAATTTAGAATTGATACGGTTCTTAATCTTCTTTACTGTCAAAAGGAAGTCTTCCAGTCCAGTCATTGCCCAGAACTGTGTATCTGCCACAATAATCACTTCATCTGCAGCGGAAAGTGCATTGATGTTTAAGGTATTCAATGACGGGCACGTATCAATCAAAATATAATCATAGTTCGCTCTTAACGGTTCCAGAATACATGCCAGAATCTTCTCTGCTCCCATTTCAAGTCTCAGCTTTGCATCCACCGCGGCCAGAACTTTTGATGATGGTATAAAGTCAACTCCATTTCTGTTAATAATGTACTCAGCCGGATTCGGCTGTTCCTCTTCGTCCATCTGATTCATCATCAAGTCACCAATACTGACCGTAACTTCTTTCATATCCTCTACTACACATCTGGTGATATTTGCTGAGCTATCAAAATCCACCACCAAAACATTTTTTCCTAATTTCTTCAATGAATATGCCAGGTTGTAAGTGGAGACGGACTTGCCGACTCCACCTTTCATGGCACCTAATACGATAATCTTTGCCATAATCACTTTCTCCCCTTCTTGCCATAATATTTACAATCTTCTGCCACCATCATGCACTTACCACAAGGAGCATGATATTCCACTCCTTCCGGTTCTCTTGGAGTAATAATCAACTTTCCATTCTCGCATTCCACCTGAATCAAACTACCAATCTCAAATCCCGTTTCTTTTAACCAATCTCCTTTTAAGATGATTGTCGGTGTGTCTTTATAGTTGTAACCACTCACGTTATATACTTTCATTTTTCTAAGGAAACACTGATTAATTCAAGTATTTCCTGATGATGTATGATAAAATGTAAGTATCAAACAAAAAGTGGTACGCCTATGAATCAAATGACATTTACAGATATGGAATATTCCAACCGTAAAAAGAAAACCAGACGAGAAGAGTTTCTCGATGCTATGGGTGAAATAATCCCATGGTCTTACTGGGTAGAAATAATCCGCCCATACTATTTCAACAATAAACGCGGCCGCAAGCCGACTGGAATTGAAACAATGCCCCGCATGTACCTTATGCAGGTCTGGTTCAACTTGTCCGACGAAGGAATCGAGGATTCCATCTACGACAGTTATGCCATGCGTACGTTTATGCACATAGATTTTAATGGGCAACAGGTACCTGACGCTACAACGCTGTTCAAGTTTCGCCATATGCTTGAAAAGAACAGGATTGGCGAGAAGATTTTTGCAGATGCAAACAGCCGTCTCGACGAAGCTGGCCTTACCATGCACGGCGGTACTGTCGTTGATGCAAGCCTGATTTCAGCGCCAAAATCCACTAAAAACAAAACCGGCAAACGTGATCCGGAAATGCACCAGACGAAGAAAGGAAATGGATGGTATTTCGGGATGAAGGTTCACGCCGGTGCTGATGCCGGTAGCGATTATGTGCATTCGCTAACGGGTACTTCTGCAAACATGCATGATGTATCAGAAACATCAAAACTAATACGAAAAGATGACCATGTGGTTTATGGTGATTCAGGTTATCTGGGCGCTCCCACGCGGGGGGGGAATCAAAGATGATGAGGTGTTATCCAAGATAGAATTCCGAACCAATAAACGTCCATCCAGCCTTAAAACTGCTGATGATTTCCAAGGCATTAACTGGGATAAAAAGATGGGGCATGATAAGTCAGCTATTCGCTGTAAAGTAGAACACGCATTTCTCATAGCCAAAAAGCAGATGGGGTATGCAGAAGTTGTATATCGTGGAATCGAAAAGGATATGAATCGGTTCCACATGCTGTTTGCCAGTGCCAACCTTATAATGTGTAGCAGGGCTGGTCGGACCCAAGAATTTCTGGGGTGCATGGTATAAGTGCGCCCAATTTCAAAGAAAGCAACTCTCAAATAAAGGATTATAACCTGAAAATATCCAATGATATTTCCGCTGGCTTTCTAAAAAAACTGACAAAACGGGATAATGCTGAAAATAAAATTAATTAATCAGCGGCTCCCTAAATTTCTTAAATGCCATAATATTGCCTCTCCTTAGATTTGCCTTGTTTTAGATTAAATTTGCAGACCTTGTATCGGATATAGATTCATCCGAGAAATTGTGTTCCACAGCCCAACGGCACCACCTCCCTTACACGAAAAAAAGAACTGCCAACACTTCATCGTGTTAACAGTTCTTCTGTAAGTTCGGTTTATTATGTTTTATTCTTCTTCGTTCTTAATTCTATGGTAATCTTCCATATTGATACTTAAGTCTACGTAAGAATCGGGCTTAGATTTTCGGTTGTTCAAGAGACACACCGTCTCCACATGTGTCTAAACTACTATGTAAACACAATTTTTCAGCCTCGTCACTCGTATAGGAATACAATTCTGTGTTATTACTTCTTCGCTTTTTTCTTTGCTGTACTATGTATGTTTTTAATGCTTTCTAGATATTCTTCTTCAACTGGTGATAAGTTTTGAATCTGATATTTTTTATATTCTTCTGTTGCTTTTTCGATTGCCTGCACATGGCTAACTGTTCCTGCTCCCTGCAATAGTTTTTCTCCAGTAGTTTTCAATACATTATTAAGATGCTCTACATAATCAGACATATACATGGGATTATGGCGCATAGCCTGAATTTCTGCAAAATCAAAATATCCCGATACAATATTGTTTAGAATCTTCAATTCTTCCTCACTCAAATAATTCTTTGCAATACCAATATCTTTTAATGTTGGAAAATCGCCAGAAAAACTTTTTAGCCCCATAAATGGCTGCTCTGCATCTGCTCGTTTATATATTACCTCTGCCGCTGTATGCCCATGTGCCGCATAATGCAACTTATTTTGAACCATTTTAAAAAATGCGATAGATTCACTGCTTTTAGGATTATAATCCACACTGGTAGCATAAAGGTCAAGCACCTGCCGGTACATCACTTTTTCCGATGAGCGAATATCCCGTATACGGTCTAATAATTCTTTCCAGTAATTTCCACCTCCCAGATTCTTTAATCGCTCATCATCCATAGTAAAGCCTTTTATCATATATTCTTTTAGACGCTCAGTCGCCCAACGCCGAAAATTCGTCGCTATTCTGGATTTCACTCTATATCCAAGAGAAATAATCATATCAAGATTATAATGTGTAATATTATAATTCTTGCCATCAGCACCAGTTGTTCGGAATTTCCGAACAACTGAATCTTCCTCCAGTTCTCCCTCTTCAAATATATGTTTAATATGCTCGCTAATATTGGATTTACTGGTTTGATATAACTCACATAATTGAGCCTGCGTAAGCCAAACTGTTTCATCTTGAAATTTAACATCTATTTTTGTATTTCCATCTTCTGTCTGGTATATGATAATTTCGCTCTGTACATTTTTCCCAACATCCTTTTTTTTATCTGTCACAATTCCACTCCTTCCCAATCATATTTCTTCTCCCAAAAAATACGCTATCTGAGAACCTTGATTTATCAAATATTCTAATACAGCCTGTATCTTCTGTAAAAGCCCCGTGTTCTCCCTAAACTCTGTTCTATGATGTACCACAAAACTTCCAATATATTCCTCAAGATAATATAGTGTATAGTCATAAAACTGTACCCTGCATTCTGAGTCTTTCATAATCAGTTTATATATCCACTCAATTCCAATCTCATTATAAGTTTCCATCCCAACTGTATTCAGCAGCTTAGCCAACGCATAAAACACCGCTTTAACGCTTCTTGATTTTTCAACAAAATCCGTAAAAAATGCAGCCCTTTCCTTGGAAAGCAAATCACATTTATGAACATCTTTCCGCCAAGAAGTATTTGCAAACAGATACGTTACAATAACCCTATCCTCTCCAAAAGGTATATTGCTGTTCGTATAATAATCACGCATTCCTTTATTACCAAGTTCAATCATCTTTGGTTTCATAAGCTCCCATATATTCCAAAATTCATTTGTTTTTCTATAAACCTCCTGATCTATAATAAGCCATTTTAATAGTTCTCTTACATTCTCATTTGTGACGATATCTGCCCTTTCCATAAAAGACTCAATCATAACTTTTCTTTCTAAATCATCACAATATAACAGTACATCTGCAAACCAAACAATGAAATTCAATGTATAGCCTATGAGATTTCTTCGTTCTTCTTTCCCATCATATTTTTTGCCAAATGTCACTTTTATTGTTTTATCTTTCGTCATTTCAACAATCTTAAATGCCTCTTTCATATCTACAGAAACAAATGATATGACAACAAAAGTCACCGCTCCACTTAGCCTTGTAAAATCAATATCAGCTAGACCAATAGAATCTTTCATTAAAACCTGTTCTATATTATGTTGATAGCTTTCCAAAAAATCATCAAGAGAAAGTTCTCTGTGTTTCATAATTTGTATTTCGTACTCATCAGCAAGCAAAGAAAAAAGATAAACAAGTTTCCATCCATCAGTTGGACTCTGTTTCCAAATGGCATTCGCAACCTGTTTTATAATGCGGCTGTCATCACTCCAGTCTTTAAGTACCAGTTTTAAGAGCAAGTATAGTGGATTTTCATTGTCTGCTGTTTTTGTGTTTTCTCCATTTATTAATAATATAAGCCCAAGCGCAATCGCCTCTATCCCATTTCCAGTTTGTCCAAATTCATAATCTGATATTTCTGAAAACAAATATCCAAATTCAAAAATAATATCCCTGCATAAATTCCTGTATCCATCTGTCAAATCATTTTCAAAATCTCTAAGCAATACTGTACATGTATATGGAACAATTGAAAGATACCGATGAAAGAGGAACGACTGATCCTTAGATTCCGAATTACTCTTGCTGTTATAATTGCATAGGAATTCCCACAGTTCGCTCAATTCTTTCAATACAATTGAAATATTGGCATATTTATCATATTCCTTAAACTTCTCATTCCCGTTAAATTTGTAATCACTCCATAACTGTAAATCCATATATTGAAAATGATAATCGCTTACCTCTCTGCTTTCTTTACTTAATTCCTCCATATCTTCGGTAAAATCAGGCATCACCATGCATATATTATTTCCTTTGCCATCGGGTTCAACATTAACCACTTTTTTGTACTGACGCAAATCCATTCTATAATATGCATATTTATCTGATGTCTGCCATGTATCAATATCCTTTGTCGCATCATCAATAGCCTTATAAATTTTTTGTAACTGCACACTGTATTCTTCCTCAGATATTTCGTTTTTGTCCGTCTGGTATTGAAGAATAATGTCCTCTAACCTTTTTTGTCTATGTGGAAGTTTATTAGCTTCTCTCCGTTCCTCTTCAAAAATATTATCTCCATGCAACAAAAATGATGCCTGTCGTTCGGATACAAATCGATCTGAATCAAAGTGAAATATCTCTTTTGTTTTAAGGAAATCACAGACAATATCAATCATTTTCTCTGGATACGCTTCAGCAATACTTACAATAACTGCTGTCAACATAACATTTTCAGATTTTATTAATATATCTCTACAAAAATCTATCACCACATTAGCATCAGAATTTTTTACCACATTAAGAAGCCATGTTTCAAATCCCATCAACAAACTGACAAGAAGATCTGAACCCACATGCGTTCCTCTATACATTTTCCAAAGACGAGCAGATACTGTCTGTTCTATCACCTGTCCTTTCACATAAATCATGATTTTCATGCATTCTTTATAATCCATATTCAAATTTGACTTTAAATAATTTTCGCCTGCCTTATTGCAAAAACAAATCAAAAAATCAATTGCCGCATCCTGATTATTTTGCAGTAAATTTATTATCGGCGTTTTATACGCACTTGCCGGATAATATTTATTCGACAGATGTGAATCAATTCCAAAATAGCTATCTATATCTATACTTCGATAAACAGGTAATTGACCCTGACTAATCCACATTGTTTCCATCAATCTAATTGTCATTTCAGGCATCGCAAAGGGTATTTGTCCATAATGATAAATGTCTGTTACCGCACGCTCTGCCAACTCACTATACATTCTATAAACATTTGAATTTATTTTAGCATAGCAAGCATCTACATCATCGCCTTTCGAAGCATCTAAAACAGTTTGAAAAATATCGCTTAGCTCGTCCTTAATCATCCACGCAGAATTACACAAAATATCTTGCAATTTATCAATCTTTTCATCCTTTAATTCATATCTTAAATCTTTATCATTTGATATGTATTCTAACAAAAATAATCCTATTTTCCCTGCAAGTGCTGTATTTTCTTCTTTCTTATTTTCAATATGCTTTGTCCATGAATCCAGAACCCCAATTACAACAAAAGCCATTTCCTTGTCCCAACATATTGATTCTTTATGGGCAAAAATATACATAAATAATTCTTTCCATGCATATCCAGAAGGCTTCGACAATCGAAATGGCATAAGACTTCCACGATTGAAATATATTTCTCTATGTTCTGCTACACGGCAGCATATATTAATCAGAAACGTAATCCTTTTTAACATTGCGTAATTACCATCAGCCATATCAGATATAATTCTGTAATATATGTCTTTAAGATGTTCTTTTGTGATTACCGTCAGAAGAATCTCTTCTTTCCATATCTTATCAACCTCTTCACATTCAAGAATCTTAAAAATAATATCCTTATGTCCATCTGTAGTCACAAAATATGTCAACCATCCCCGGAACAATTTTCTAACCCGAAGAGATGTCCTGAATTTTGCAAAAAATTTGTCGGCTCCACTATTCATATTATACTGCTGTGTGAAAATATGATTTGCAGCTAACTCCTCATATACATCATGGCTATAATAATATTTTCTGGCATCATTCGTCTGATTTAATATTCCTGCCTTCTCTAAATCTCCAAATGCATCATGGTCATCATTGGACTGTATTTCATACTGATAATTCTCATTTTTCAACATTTCCATTGTAATGAATAAAAGAACATTTTCTCTTCTGGTTGGCATATTATTTTTTCGTTTTCTATTATTTCGTATAATATCCTCCCATATTTTGTTTTCAAAAATTTCTCTGTTAAGTATAACACTCGTTTCGTCTTCCAAATCATCCAGTGAAAGATACAAATTCAGATAAAACGGAGCTCCAAGCAATTCCAAAAGCTTTTTATCTTCTGGAAGTACAAAGCCATATGTATCAGATAATTCTAAAAGTTTATTGTGATGTATTGGGACTACATGATATTGCTGAACATTAACCTTGTTTAACAAAGTATTATGAAATGATTCTTTATATGTTGTTCTAATTGTAAAAATCAACTTCCATCCCGCTTTTATCAAAATCTGTAGAATTTCTTCAAATGTCTTCTGATTTTCCATAGAAAAATATTTCTCTACTGCATCAATATATACAATGCGGAAATCTGCATCTTTATAAACACCAAGCACTTCATCAATTTTCAGTACTCCGTGCAAGCTTAAAAACCTCAGTTTATCATCCACATCCATATCTATACTTCTAAATGCAAGAAATGCCGTTTCATCACTAAAGTTTTCTATCACTCTTTTAATCAATGCAGACTTTCCAGACCCCGCCTCTCCATCTACAATCAAAATCTGATTATCCGAAACAAGAAAACTTTCAATATCTAACATATTATGGTCTAAAATAATCTCATTCTCTTTGTAAACCATACTTGTATTAATATTTCCAAATAAATCTGCCTTGTGTTTATCAAGATTTTCACAACATGACTGCACAGCAGAATCTGTCTGAAAAAATACATTCCTGCAGATGGTAAGCCGACTATCCTGCATAAGCTGCGCTTCCATATTACTTCTTACACGCCACTCAATTTTTATATTAAGATTTTGTGCTGCTTTTTCTACATTAATTTTGTAGGATGGTTCTATCATATCTTTTTTTGAACTTGGAGAAAACTCTCTACTTATATAAAAATATAGCGTCGTAATTCCAGGATACGATCTTGCAGCCCCCTCTACAGCTTCTTTCAAATCTTTTTCTTTACCGGACATGGAAACACTATCTGCATAATATTTTGCTTGAAAACCTATAAGTTGCTCATCCACTTGAATAGGGTTTGTTTCTATGTGGGGCTGATTAAAATAACGAAAAATACCATTTTTCTGGTTAAATTCATAACAAAACAAACAGTAGGCAAGATTCTCAAATGCCCTCTGTGGATTATTTGAGTATTTATATTCAAATGCTTTCCAATCTACAGATGTTTCTGGCATCATAAAATCCCTCCTTAAATATATAAATAAATTCCCCGCCGCAGGTAACAAAACAATCATTTCTTCTTCACTTAGATTATTTGTAACTCGCTACGGGAAATGAAACTTAAAAAGGCTTATTATTTTCTTGTATCCCCACACCCCACATCAACCACTGCCAAAACCTCAAAATATTTTTTTGTCCTCTTATTCCGATTCCCCTCTTCATCTTCTACAAACACAAAATGCTTATAAAACTGCTTAAAATAAAGGATTTCTAGATATGTTTCCTTTGTATTCCCACCACACATTCTGTATGTGTTGTCACTAACATAGGAACACACATCTTTTACCTCGTCTACGATATGGGAACACAATTCTTTGGCTTTATCGCTCACACTCTTAGACTTGTCGAAACGCTCTTTTGCCTTTCCAATTTCATTTTTAAACCCTGTTTTATATATGAAAGTGATTTTATAGGGATCTTTGTTTCCATCTTCATCATAGCCACCGACTATGACTTTTTCAATTATGCTCTCAAATATTCCTCTGTCAAATTCCTCCAATACACCATTTTTTGATAATGCCTTTTTAAAATCTGCCACTCGCTGCTTTAAAGAAACTTCATCATCCATTTGTTGCTCTAAAATCTTTAAATTGGCTTTTATATCTGATAGTTTTCTCTCATAACCTACATCTGTTTCTTCATAAATATCTTGTGCAACAATTCCTTCGAGATAATTTTCCAACAATCTTTTTCTTTTAGCTTGAAGATTATCCGCACTCTTTTGTAGCTTTATGAGTTTATCTCTTATGGAATCTTCACTCAAAGTCTTTTCTACTCTGGAAATAAATTCTTCCAGTACATCCTTGTTATCTGCACACAGCATTTTATACGATTCGATAAATGCTTCCTCTATTACTTGTTCCGGTATTCCCTTGCTATCCGGACAAAATCTTTTTCCGTCCTTTGTAGATTTAACGCATTGCCAAATCGTCTTTTTATATTTAGAACTGCTATGCCATCTTCGCCTTGATAAATTTGCTCCACAAAACCCACATTCCAACAGACAGCTAAATGCATATTGTCTGCTATATTTCTCTCGTTTCCCCGGAGTAACCGACTTCCTTCCTCCATTTCTCCGCTCTCTAATCTCTTGCGCCCTAGCAAAAGTTTCGGCTGAAACAATGGGTTCATGGTGGTCTTTGATATAAAACCTATCTTCTTCTCCAAGATTTTCTAATCTTCTTTTTGAAATCGGATCAACGGTAAACGTTTTTCCTAATAGTATATCGCCTTTATATTTCTCGTTATTGATAATTCCCATTACACTGGAAGATGTCCAACTGTTACCTCTTATCGTTGTAATCCCCTGTTCATTTAGTTCTCTGGCAATCATTGAGCTTCCCGCACCAGCAACATACCTGTCAAATATATACCTTACAACTTCTGCGCCTTCTTCATTTATGGAAATTGATTTTGTTGCAACATCATAATCATATCCTAAACACCCCTGAAATCCGACCAATTCTCCACGCTTCATCTTCATTTTCAATCCCTTTTTTACATATGCCGAGGTATTCTCTACCTCTTGCTGTGCAACAGAGCTTAAAATTGTCATTAAAAATTCGCCGTCTTTCAATGTATTTATCTTTTCAACCTCAAAATAAACTGCGATTTTTCTTTCTTTTAACATCCTGACATATTTCAAGGTATCCAATGTATTTCTTGCAAATCGAGGTAAGCTCTTGGCAATAACCATATCAATCTTACCATCCATACAGTCTTGAATCAGACGCTGGAAATCTTCTCTTTTATCAACTTTCGTTCCTGTAATCGCTTTATCCGCATATACGCCCGCAAATACCCACTGCTCATTATTCTGTATCAATTCGGTATAATGCTTGACCATCGAATTATAACTTTTAATCTGATCCTCATCATCCGTACTGACACGACAATATGCGGCAACTCTCAAGCGGTCTACTTTTCGGACTTTGGAAGATTCATCAAATGGATTGTTTGCCTTTATAATTTCTACTTCCATATCTTCCTCCTTTTTGTGTTCCTATCGTAGTGTTCGCTTTTATTATAATGCAATACAGTTCATAAGTCAAGCTGTAATGTTGGACACTATCCCATAATCCCGCATTAGCTTTTTTTGAATCTGCTCATACTCCAACTCATTTATTAGCTTCAGATTTAATAGTTGTTTTAGCATAGATAATTGAATGCTATATCTTAATATCTTCTTTCCTTCCATAAGCAATCATCCTTTCGTAAATTTCCAAATATCCTCCTATTTCTTTGCACAGCCTTATCTGCTAATAAATAAGCAGAATACGCTTCTCCCCATTTATTAGCAGATAAAAACTGCAATACAGGTGGCAGCTCATTACACTGCCCACATCGGTCTTGCACCGTCATTTTATTGACCGGATTGCAGACTGCTCCGCAATCCGGAAGTATCATTATTACAGATATGCTTCATCGCCCCATGTAACTGCTACATATTTTGCCCGATCTCACTCGCTCCTTACCTTTGCTTCAATGTACTGTTTCAACATTTCCTCACGTTCACCCCGTCATAAGACAGGGCAGGTACGTCATGGCGCATCTGCTTAGTGGCTCTGCATATCCTCACGTCCTGTATGCAATACAGTATTCAATTTTCAAGGTACACCGCTGATAATCAGCTATGGAAAAGGGCAGATAGCCGCCCTTTATACCGCTTCAAACGCCAGTATCTTCGTAATCAGCTTTGTTTCAAGCCTCCGGCGCAGCGTTTCATCAACACAGAAATGCAGCCGCCCGCCCTCGTCATACATCTTCCGGGTGGACAGGGTAATTATGTATCCCTCATAATGCTTCAGGACTGTGTTGATTGCCATTACATCGCCTTCTGATGCTGCCTTTATGATATGGAAAGGCAGCAAATTCTTTTCTTCGCTATTCTTACATCTCTTTTTCATCTGCTTTTTCCTCCATAATCTTTCTCAAAATCTCAAGTGAGCGTGTCCGGTGTTCGTGGATCGTACTGCGTACAAGGTTCATTTCCCTTGCTATATCCGCATCGCTCATTTCCAGAAAATACGAAAGCAGTATTACATTCCGCTTCCGTTCTGAAAGTGCCTGCAACGCTTCCGCAATCAGGGTGTCTTTCACTTCAATGTCATATCCATGTACTGTGAAATGACTGTTTTCCACTCCATACTCATCCATAACAAACAACTGGTTCAGCTCCTTTTCAGACAGTTCAGAAAACATGGCTTCATGCTCCCTGCGGTAATCCATGTGCCGGTAGTAGTTAATCGCTTCACCTTTCAGCGACATCTGGCACAGACGGTCAAAGCGATGCCTGATTGTCAGTTCATCATGGCAAGAAGGTTTCTTCAT